CTCGACCTAGTGACAATAACCAGAGTAGAATACGAGACATTGAAGAACATTGAGGCCTTGTATGTCACACAGAGGCCTTTCGTACAGGCAATGATGCCATCATGGGCAGTGGAGGAAGAAGATGCCAGGAACACAAGATGAATGGGACGCCTTAGCAGCGAAGCGGGTGTTAGCCACCAAGGGCTTCGACCCAGTAGACCGCCCCAGCCACTACAACACAGGAGGCATTGAGGCAATAGAATACATCAAGCAGCAGTTAGGACATGATGGCTTCATTGCCTACTGCGAGGGCAACGTCATCAAGTATGGCCATCGCTGGCGATACAAGAATGGCGTTGAGGACTTGAAGAAGAAGAAGTGGTATTTGGAAAGAATGATTGAAGAAGTCGAGAAGGGCAAATGAACATAAAAAGAAGCCCTGATGAACAGGGCCACATAATAACAATGATGTCTTTGAAGCCCCGTCATGGGGCTTTTTGTTGCCTACTCGTTTTGTTCCTTTTCGGCTGGAAGAGTCTTCATTAGCTCTAAGAGCGCCAGTCTATCCTTTGCCAGAGTTGCTCGCATTTGCTGGTTTGAAGTGCTCTTGATCGCCTTATCTATCGACTTGAACATTGTTGCTAGTTGTTGGCGCATTAAAGGCGAAGTGGCTCCTTTGTACACAGCGTATGCTATAGGCGCTGCGGCGACAGGCACCACGGCATACGGCAACCAGCCCGACATCACCAATCCACCGCCTGCGGCAGCAGTGGCCCCCAAAGCCAAAGGAGTCGTAGGTAGACTACCTCCTGTAGCTCTGTGGATGTTTTGCATGAGCCGCCCCACCATGGTAGAAGCCTCCGCTGCGGCCTTATCCTGAATGTTGTCCATTGCGTAGTACAAGCGGCTCTGTGTTTTCAAACTCTCCTTAACTTGCTGGTTGGGGGCCACCCCGTCCAGAAAGTCGTTGAGGGTCGCCCGCACCTGCCGTACCGACAAGTTAAGAGCATTGAGCCTTTCAGCGTCAAAAGCAGCGTCCCCCTTCTGAGAAGACACCCATCTGTCAAACTGCCTCCGTGTGCGCAAAAGATCAGCAGCAGTACCATTGCTGCTCTGGAAGAGCGTCATGGCATAGTCTTTAACTTTGTTTGCTGTCCTCTCCACATCACCCGTGATGACAGCAGAGTTGGCTATAAGCTTTTGGACATCTGTGTCCATCCTGGCTGCGACATCAGCAGGGTTGACCTGTATGTTTGCGGCATCCAAATCAGCTTCTAGTTTCTGTGCCAGCTCGAAATTCCGATCACGTACAAGGTTGTAGTTGTATTGCGGACTCCGCGTGCTGGTGACTGGTAGTTTGGAGACTTCGGCAATCGCTTCGGCCTCCAACCGGGAAGGCTCTGTTACGTTAGCGAGCAGGGGGCCGCGCTGCGTCGTCCTTGTCACCTCTTCTGTGCGTACCTTCTTTGTCCTCTCAGGTAAAACTAAATCCGTCACGAAGGGCATACGGCCTTTCTGCGCTGATGCTTCCAAACGACTAGCCCATCCACCTAAGGTAGAGGGGTTAGCATTGCGTGCTGGCCCGATAAGCGAGCCAATGTTCACAATAGACTCTAGGGTCTTCGCGTCCGCCGGGTTGCGTGTCTTCCAGCCAGCGTAGGCATCAGCGCCTTGCTTGGCATAAAGTAAAGCCTCTTCTCCGGCAACAGTATTGGTTATGTAGTCCCAAGCCTTAGCAGCTTGAGCCTCAGCCCCTTGCGTAAAGCTCGTCGGGAGCAAGCCGACAAACTTCCGAGCAACTGAGGACATCCCTGCGCCTGTTACATCAACAACAGGGCCAGCAATCCCTTTGCCTATTGCTTGAGTAAAGGCACGATCCACTGGCAGGGTTCCGGCTGCGAGGGACTCAAAAGTATCCGTGAGCTCCCCTCTTCTTCCTTGAAGACGTGAAGAAACATCTTCTAAAAACCCAGGAGCCTGGGATACAGGCGCTTGAGGCTCGCGCTGGAGGTATGCCGGAGCTGGTGTGAAATTAGCGGGCAAAGGAGGAATCGTACTCTTAGCAGGGAGCAGTGGAATATCCGTGTTTACTGGTTGAAAGCCAGCGGGCAAGTTAGCCATTAGCGTACCTCCGAGCCGTCTGAACGAACCCATTTATCGTTGATAAGGTAAATACGGGAACCGTCCGGCCCCTCAGCCACGGAAGGAGATGAAGGAGTGTTCCGCTGTGCGGCGTCATTGATTTCAGTGGCGGTCAACGGCGCTGTTTTATAAAAGATATTGATGTTGTCGCCGCCTATGCCTTTTTCTTTATACGTATCCACGGTGTTGTTAAAGTCTTCAATGACATTACGGGAGGCTACAGATTCCATTGCTAATATTTTCCGCATAGCTCCTTCATCAAGGGCAATATCGCCCGCTGCAATCTTCTCAGCGTAGGCTCTATCGGCATCGGAAAGACCCGTCCCTGCTCCAAAGGCTTTGATGATATTGGCCACACGCTCACCGGCACGAGCAACATAGGTTTCCGTGTTCGCAATCTCTTCCGCTTCGGTCGCTCCGGTAATAAGGCCCATCTGCTTCAAGGACTTGGATAGACCGAGCCGGAAGTTAGCGTAAGCCCCTGACTTAATGCCAGCATCCAAGAGACCAACAGCTTCCTCGTTCAGGCGTAGATTCTTAACAGCATCATCAGCCAAAGAGCTGCGTTCAGTAAACCGAGATGCTTCGCCTTCCCATAAAGACTTCCCGAAACTATCCATCATCTGAAGTGTGCGCTGTTCAACAGGAGCGGGAGCAAGGCCCATTTCACCTGGGTTGCGCCACTGCCCTGCTTCCTCGTCGTAGACTCGGCCAAACTGGGATGTTTTGAATATCTCAGCTTTCCCCGACGAGCCGATGAAAGGCTTCAAGTCGGCCTTAGAGCCTTCCAAGAAGCCAACGAACTCGTTTGGCTTCATGTCGTCATAATCACCACGAGCAATAGCAACCATCTCAGCAGGGCTAACCCCGACCTGCCTAGCCAGTGTTGTTTTTGCTTGTCTGGAGCCAGTAGCTAAGATTCTACGCTTCTCTTCATCACCAATGACTTTAGCAGCATCGGCTATGTCCCCTCCGCCTGCAAGCATATCGGCCTGAGTGCCTAATCCCAATTCTGTCGCTTTAGTTATGAGATTCTCACGAAGGGCAGCTTGTTGCTTAGTTGCCTGCTCTGCCTTCTGCGTCTCCTGCGCCTGCAACGTAAGCTGTAAAGCCAACGGCCTATTACCAGTCGTCAGGGCATTCTGTGCTGCCTGCTGAAGACCAGCACTGGTAGTCAGATCCGCTTTGGTCAGCGCCTGAGCCATTGCCTCGTCCGATCCGACGCCAATGCCGCCCCGACCACCCACGACTTGTTTGAGCATTCCGCCCATGACTTGCTGAGTGCCTGGCAGGTTGTAAGCCATAGCAGCCGCCATAGGGTTAGGACTGTTGACGGCCGCCATGACCTGTGCTGGGTCTACTCGTTGCTGCTGTTGTGGCATAAGCAGGTTACTAAGAAGTCCCTGCATCAATTCGTTAGCCATTATTAATTACCCTTAAAGATGTTAGCAAGTCCACCAAGAGCGCCTTGGAAGATGCTGTTGCCTGAAGTTACTTGGCCGTTAGTGACGCCATAGGTAGGAGCCATCAAGCCCTGAAGAGCCTGTTGCAGGTATATCTGCCTAAGCGCATTAGCCTGTTGCTCAGACTGCATACGAGCCTCAGCGCCCGCTGTCTGAAGGTTAGCACCAGTGACGGCGCCCTGTTGTTGGCCACGAACAGCCAATTCAGCAAATGGTGTAGCCCCTTGTAGCTGTTGCATCATCATCTGTTGCGGCAGGAACGACTGACCGAAGAGGCCAGCGCCGATGTTATAATCCTGGAGTTGTTCGCCCATTGCCTGTTGACGACCCATCAGGGCATTGCCCATGCGCTGCTCTTCAACAGCCTTAGCCATAGCCAACTGCTCAGGAGTGCCTCCGAACATAGAAGTCTGCACACCAAGACGCCCCTGCCCGAGGAGTCTCTCTTCCAAGGCCAAACGCTCTCGTTCCCTACTAGGGGAAGCAGCAGCCTCTAACTGGCCCGTCAAGGCAGCAGCACGTTGGTCGGTAGGCTGACCGGCTTGGCCAAACATGCCACCAGCGGCACCTGTCAACTGAGCCACCAATGCTTGCAACTCAGGGGACAAAGTAGAAGTAGTTCCTTCTCCTGTGGCTGCTGATGTTCCTGTGCCGGTAGTGACCGTGTAGGGTTTGAACTGCATCTGCTGTTGAAACTGGTTAGCGATGCCCGCAAGATTCTGCTGCGTCTCTTTCCCAACCGACTGTACCTCATTCAGGCCATAGTTAGCAAGGGCTGCTTGTACACCTGCGCCGAGAAGACCACTAGTGGTGCCGCTGTTGAGAATGTCAGAAAGGTTCATTAGATAAGTCTCCCCATGAGGGCAAGGATGTCGATTTGTTGTATGGACACAGAAGCTCCGTTAATGTTAGAAGTAAGACCGATGGTGGCAACATAGCCCGACCCGCCAGTATTGGTTGAAGGTCTGACCACAATGACACCAGTGGTGTATTCGTCAATGTTGAACTGAGCTACGTTGTATTCAGCTATTTCTCCTGCATCCAAGGTGTAAGAACGACTAGAATAGTTAGCCCTGTAGTCAAAAGCCCAGTGCATGTTTAGCATGACTCCTGAGCCTCCGATGATCGTAAAGGCCAGCTTCTTCAGGAACTTCAACAGTGTGGCATTGCCAAAGGCCAATGGGTTGCTATAATACTCCATGCTGTACGAACTGCCGTTATCCTGATAGCCTGTGTACTGGGTGATGCCGTTGGCGTGGCCCATCAAGAGAGTACCATTTCTACGCACATGGAAGCACTTAGGAGCGATGGTATCCCACAAGGTAGTCCTATGGCTCCCATCTTCCAAGACGCCTCTCATGTCAAAGCAGTAAACGTAGCCACGTGTTGGAAAGCTGATAAGGTACATAGCTTCCTCGGCACTGTAGGCACTACGGCTGTAGCTGGTTTCAGCTTCAATAAGGACGGTGATGTCGTTACGGACATTCTTGCTTATGTCCCGCATTGGGCTGGACTTCTCCTGGATGACTCGTCCGAGGCTCATTACACCATTCTCGGAGAGGAACAGGACATCAGTGCCGGTGTTCTGTACGCTATCACGGGCAACACAGCCAACACCGTCAATTGTGTCGTACAAGGCCATTGACGAAGGTGTCCCAGCGCCCTGATAGAGCAGGATGCTTCTACGGCCAAAGATGACAAGAAAGTTGTTATGCTGTGCAAGGGCGACAATCTCGTCATTGCCTCTGGGCCATACTGTATCAACGTCAAGCGAGCCTGTAGCGCCACCAGTCCAGACTGCACCATCGAGGGTATCAGACCAGTAGACAGTGTGTTTATCGGCAGTGAAGTCAGCCACAAAGACCTTACCAAAAGCAGCAAGAGCTTCATAGGCCCGGGGAGGCGTACC